CCTATATAGTTTTGCCAAGTGATTGGTGAAACCGTTCCTATTACCTTGGTTCCAGATTGTCCAGCAGCACCCAAAATTGCTCCTTGAACTAAAGCAAGATCTGCAGCAGTTTTTGGACTATTCATAAACACTGTATGCTCAATAATAATTGCTTCAAAACCACCATAATAATCAAAAAATGCTTTTATTTTTTTACCTGCATCCATAACTTTTTCGTAAGTATTATTTCCTTCAAAATTAATCTTACCAACAACACCGAGATCTTCACCATTAAATAAAGAAAATGCCATGCTGTTAGTACTGGCGTCAATAGCGCAAATTGTATGTGGCTTTATTTCTAGCCCCCATTTATTTTTTACCATTTGTTTTCCCCTTTATTTCTTTAATTGCCTTAGTAACTGCATCAGGATTTACACTGCAAGATGAACAAACTGAATCATCATTGTATATAGAAAGAGGAGTTGAACAAGACTTACAAAGCCTTGTCTTCCCCTTTCTTTTTTGTCTTTTAGATTGCACATATCTTGCTGCAATCTTTTCTTTTGTTGCGATATCTCTACAGTGTGGAGAGCAATATATCTGATAAGATACAGTTGGCTCAAACTGATTGTCGCAGCATTTACAATTGTTCACCGAGAATCTCCAAGGGTGCTATTTTTAACACGCCTGGTCCTGCAGACTCACATGCTTTTTTAATTGGGCATGACTTGCATATTTTGGAATTTGATCTATAGTTTTTGTTTGGCAGGGTTCTGTCTTCCCATGTCTTGCGAACTAATCTCATCCAATCAAATGCCTGGTCTACCCACCGACGGTAATGATCGTTTACATCTACAGGTATTAAAAGAAGTTCATGATTATTTTTATTTTCATAAATCATAACACCTGTTGGTTTCTTTAAGATTTTCATATAAATAAGTAACTGCATTAGGTGACCGTTCTTGGCCTTGCCTGATGCTTTTCTATACTCAAACCCTTCGTTCATCATTGTTTTAATTTCACCAATGAGTTCTTCTCCTTGCCAATCAAACATAACATCGCCGTATCCAAAGATAGGAGGATCTTGATTTGTAATCTTAAACTCTGTAGTGGCTTCGTTATTTTCATCACGATAAACCTTTGTCATTCCAGCGTTTAACATTGCATTTTGAATTCTTGCATGTGATAGAGTTCCTGCAGTCATATTGGCTGCGCCATAAGCATCTGCATTGTCTTCAAACATCTGACCATCAAAGGCAAGATACCAATATCTGGCACACTCTCCATGCCCGTAGGCAATAGTTGATGGGGCAAAAGTCTTCTTTGTTGTATGCTTGTCTACACGAGTAATCGTATAGCCTTCTTTAATCTTTGCTTCAAGCCCTGCTATATCTATAGGGTGAATGGGCTTTTCTTCTGGCCTTATCATTACCGTATGCAATAAATTTTTTGTCATAATTTTCTCGTTTCTATTAGTATAAGTATAGCAGATTATCGGCTTATGTACTTTAGTGCAGATACTAAATTGTTTAACGACTCTGCTGCCGTATAATAAAGATTCTTTTTACCTCTATCTGACTTATCGACATTTGCCATCCATGTGGCCTTTAAAGCCATCTTTGCTGCAATTGCTTGAAGCCTTACAATCTCTATATGCGCCACATTCAAAGGAATGTCTGGCTTTAATATTACCTTTGCAATAAATGTTAAGGCAGTAGTTAACTCTTCATCTTGCATGTAGTCTGCTATCTCAGCCAAACCATTAACCATGTCTATTGTTGTTCCTTGTTGTTCCATTATTCCTCCACTAGATCTTCTAATATACTCATCTCAATTATAGCAAGTCTTACCTTTGCGTTACCCTCGCCTATTACGACAACGATGGCTGGATCTTTACCGTTCTTTAGGGCATCAGTTGTAGCCTTTGCCCAAACCTCTTTGTTTAATGTAAAAGACTTTCCAACCTCTTTAAAATCTACAACAAAGTTTTTCCAGGAGGCGTCTCCTTTTTGAGTGTTACGACCAGAGTTCTTATGCTGCTTAGCCCCTATTCTTTTGGACTCACTCTTCTCTGTCATTACCCTTCCATTTCTGCTTTCCAAACTTGACCGTGCTTAGATGTTTACTTGGACACATCCAGGTCATTGTCTTTGTTTCTGAATAAAGTCTTAGTGACCTTACTTCTACCTTGCATTCATGACAAATAAATTTTCCATTATAAACAGTAAAATTAGCCATTAAGTTTTGCCTTGATTGATTCTTGCAAATCAAGGTCCTCTCTTACACGGTTAACAAATGCTTCTTTTCCTTGGACCTTTGAGCCATCAGGCAGAATGTACCATGCCCCTGTTCGCTCTACAATCCCATTTAGTTCAGCAGTAGTAACAAGATCACCGATGCTGTCAAGGCCAATATCATCACCTCTAAAATAAAAATCATACTCGCCAGACTGAAACCCTGGAGAGGTTTTGGAGAACTGGAGTTCCCACTTAATAGTTCTACCAATTTTTTCTTCAATTAGTTTATCTCCTACCTTAATCTTTCCTTTAATCGCTTGATTGTCGGACTCGGAACTAAATAACTTAATAATGCAAGAAGAATAAAACTTAGTAGCCTGACCACCAGAAGGCTGCTGGCTAGTATACATAGCATTAATATTATTGCGAGACTGGGAAATAAGAACAAGAAGAGTAGGCTTAATCTTGTTGTTAGCATAATTAAGCATTTTCCATGCGTTACTAAAGTCACGGGATTCTGCTCCAATCTGTTTGGTGTTTTCCAAAGGCTTCATTTCGTCAGTATCTTTTTCAAAATAAATTGAAGGAAGCATTGATGTAATAGAGTCTACCACTATTAAATCAACCCCTGCATTCATTAATCCAACACCAACTTCAACCATATCACTAATAGTTCTTGCTTGTGAGTAGATTAACTTTGATGGGTCTACACCCATTTGTTTAGCCCAGTCTTCTGAGTATGACATTTCTGAGTCAATCCATGCACACAGTTTTCCCTCTGCTTGTGCTAAAGCAATCATCTGAAGGCACATAGAAGACTTTGCCGACGACTTCGAACCCCAGACAAGGACTTGTCTACCATATGGCAGTCCACCACCAAGAGCACGGTTTAAACCGAAACTAGGGGTTGGTTGATATTCAAAGTTAATTCCAACACCACTACCAAGTCTTTTCCTTAACTTAGGATCTAGTTGTGCTAATGCTTCTTCTAAACTAACTGACATGTACATCCTCCAATGTTACTGTTCCGTCTTTTGTTTTTCCAAAATCAAACTTATAAGATTTTCCTTCTTCAATATGCATGTATGCCTTTGCAAACGATGTAGGGAAAACTGTAATAGAATGCAAGTCTCTACTTGTATCTGCAAGCGTTAGCGATGCCATCTTCTTGCCAGTCTTAGTAACTCTTGGTTTAAACGATACCACAAACATTTCCTCTTCTGTATATGGCAACTGTTTGTAACTTAAAAACTTTACAAGAGCATTTGAAGAACCCTTCATCTCATCAGCAGGAATTGCAGAAACAATCCTATTATCATTTGCAAGAATAAGATAAGTGCGACCTGTCTCAATAGTCGTTCCCTCTTCATCAAATATCCCAACACTGCCAGTCTTGTCCAAAACTTCAACTCGTGACCAACCCTTTCCTCGTTTAATTGCTTTTACCATACCAAGCAATATATAAGAACCCTTTTCTTCAAAGTCGGTAACATCTTGAATAAAAGCATAATAGTGAGATGGAATAGTAATATTAAATTCTGGAAGGTTTAAGTACTCGTACAAATTCTCTTTAATCTCAACATCGTTCCTTGGGTTATCTGGAAAGGTTGCAGCGCCGATCATTCTTAAAGCGTTTAATGCACGACTATTTACCCCGTTACCTTTAGTAAAAGTAAACTCCTCAAGTTCTTTGTATGATTTAAATGGTCTGCCTACAATATATTTTTCAGCAATATTGGTAGATATATACTTTATTCCTGTTAGACCAAACCTTATACCCTTACCCTCAATTTTAAAATCAAAATCCGAATCATTAATATGTGGAAGTTTAATATGGATACCCATACGCTTTGCCTCAATAAGATAATCTGTTCTATTATCCTTATCCTTTTCATTCTTAAGTAGAGCAAACATAAACTCAAGAGGATAGTAGTATTTTAGCCACGCTGTCCAGTATGATAGCGTTGAATATGCTACTGCATGTGACTTGTTAAATGAATACCCTGCGTGAGCCTCAAAATCATGCCATAGATCACGAGCACTATTTGGAGATATATACTTTGATGCACCTTCAACAAACTGCTCTTTATATAAATCAAATTCTTTTGCATCTTTCTTTTTACCAATAATCTTTCTAACCTTGTCAGCATCTGACATCGACATTCCACCTAAGTGCACACACGCTTGCATTACTTGCTCCTGATATAAAATACATCCGTAGGTATCAATTGTAAACGGCTTCATGACTTGATGGCTATAGGAAACATTTTGCTTACCATGTTTACGAGCAATGTAGTCTTTACCAATTGTGTTCATGGCCCCAGGTCTAACAAGAGCATTTGATGCAGCAAGTTCGTCAAAATTCTTTACACCCATTTTAACAAGAAGGTTTGTGTATGGATTTGCTTCGCACTGGAACACACCCTTTGTATATCCATTTGAAAGCATTTCATAAATCTTTGGGTCTGCAAGATTAAGAGAAAGCAAATCAATATCCTTATAATGATTTTGTTTAATCATTAAGACTGCATCTTGAATAACACTAAGTGTCTTTAGTCCAAGAGCATCAATCTTAATTAGGCCAATTCTTTCCGCTTCTTCCATGTCAACGCCAACCACTGGAATCCTATCGTCAGATCCAGGAGAAGAACGAGTTTCCATCGGCGCATACCTAAAGATTGGATCTTTACTAGTAACAACTCCTGCAGCATGAATACCAGTACCCCTAATTCGACCACGTAATTGTTCTCCATACATTTCCACCTCTGGATATTTTTCTCTAAACTCTCGTGTTGATTTTGATGTACAAAAATCTTCCCATGTATCTACAAGTTTTAAAACTTTGTTAACATCTGTAAGGGGAATATTAAGAACTCGTGCAACATCTCGCACTACGCCTTTATCTTTAAACTGTAGGAATGTAGCAATTGATGCAACATGTCGGTATTGCCTAACTAAATAGTCTTTTACTTCATCACGGCGAGAGTCCTGAATGTCTGTATCGATATCTGGAAAATCATTTCTGTCTGGATTAATAAAACGAAAGAACAATAATCCATATTTAATTGGGTCAATGTCTGTAATCCCTAGTGCGTAACAAACCAAAGAGCCTGCTGATGATCCTCTGCCTGGACCTACCATGATTCCTTCTTTTTTAGCCCAAGCAATCATGCTTTGAACTACAAGGAAGTAAGGAGCAAACTTCTTGTCTTTAATAATTTTAAGTTCTTCTTCTACTCTAGCAACATATTCTGGGTTATCTGCAAAACCTCTTTGCTTTAAACCTTCATATGCAATATTTTTTAACTCTTTATCGGGACTCTTATACTGCACAGGAAGCAGGTTCATTCCATCTTGAATACCATAGTCTCCTACTGTATCTGCTAGTAGTATTGTGTTTGAATATATGTCAGGTCTATCTATCCCCTGCAATTCCATGGCTGCTTTAATCTCTTCATAAGATAGCAAATGGATATCAAACTTATTAAATGTTATCTGACGATCTGCACCATAGAGATAGTCGAGGCGCTCCATCATGTCTGTTTTCTTTTTTGATTTTTCGTATGTAGATTCTTTTAAAACTTTACCGTGGGTGTTCATAAGCAACTTAAACTCTTGAACTTCTTTTTGTGATGGGTCAACATGGTGACAGTCTGGGGTAACAACTACCTTAACACCAAATTCATCAGCAAGATCAATAAGATACTTGTTAATGTGTGCTTCATTGTGAGGCATAACCTCAATGTAATAGTCGTCTTCAAATCGTTCTTTAAACCAAGAGATATACTTTTTAGCAATAGCAAACTCTTCTTCTTCAAGTGCCTTAACTAAAACGCTACTTGGACAAGCAGAGGTAACAATGATTCCTTCTTTATACTTTTCTAGAATAGTAAAATCAAATCGTGGCTTCTTAAAGAAACCGTCTGTCCAAGACAGTTCGCTAATCTTGTTTAGATTTTCCAAACCAATTTGATTCTTGGCTAGAAGGATAATGTGGTTGTAGACAAGATCTTGTTGACCTTCTCTTTCAGACTTATCTCTTGTATCAGATATGTCTGCACACATGTATCCTTCTAGACCTAGAATTGGCTTAATGCCCTTTGCTTTTGCAATACGGTGCAGTTCCCTATGCCCAGATAAAGTACCGTGGTCAGTGATGGCAATTGCTGGCATCCCTAACTCAACTGCACGGTCAACGTATTCTTCTGGAGTAGCCACACCATCAAATAATGAGAAGTGTGTATGGACATGTAAGCCTACGTAATTCATATTACCAATCTGCGTTGGTTGATGAAGTTACGGATGGGCCATCAAAGCCCAAATAGAACGCTTCTTGTTCTGCATATGGAATATTTTTAAGTGCTGACTCAAGTGGATAGGGCTTAATTTCTCCCCAAGCAAATGGCTCTTTGTCTGGTGCTGATGGAATAAGTGTGTAATTAGTTTCAGTTCCCTGACCGTTACGCTTTAACTTCCACAGAACATTTGAAATGCTTCCAGTCTCCATAGCATATTCCTTGATTGTGTTGAATGATGATTGCTTGCTGATACCCATTGACCAGATTGCAACATATGGTGCTTCAATTCCATCGTCAACTAAAACATTGCAATAGAAGCGAAGGCGTCCACGCCATCCTGCTTTTGGATCTTTACGGTGCATTTCTTCTGCCCAGTCACGACCCTCTGACTCTATTGTGTCTACAGCCTTACGCTTGTAGTCTTTTGGATTTACGTGTTCCTTTACAACAAGTGCAAGTCCACGGTCATCATTATAGTTTGCTGAATCTTCATCAAGTTCTTCAACAAATCGAATCTTGACTGATTGGCCATCTGCAAGTTTTAGCCACTTAACCTTTGGTCCATCGTTTTCGTACTTTGGTCTGTCGAGCAGGGCATTAATGTTTTTGAGTCCCTTTACTACGCTCATATTATTTCTCCTTTGTTTGTTATATTAGTTTAGCATAAGTGATATAGATTTGTCAAACTGGAACTCTAAGTTCTTAAGTTCCTCATCTGGCATGTCTCCAATATCCTTATACTCATTGTTTAGTTTAATAACAGAAACACGAGATCCAAGTTTTTCAATTATCCTGTCTTTCATGTTTCCTCCTGCTTCATCATTATCAGCAATAACAATAATGTTATTGAAATACTTTTGAAGCAATCCTGTTTGTATGTTTGATACGTTTGCACCCAAGGTTGCAACGGCTGGAATACCTACCTGGTCAAGCCTTATTGCATCAAAAGACGACTCTACTACATACACTCTATCAGACTTCTTTACTCTGTGCAAATTAAATAATGTTTTACTTTTTGGAAGTCCTGGAGTGTTCTTAAAGTCTTTTCCTTCAACAGATCTACCAACAAATCCAATTGCAATTCCGTCTGGGCTGTGGACTGGAACGGTAACCATATCTTGCTTATCAGAATAACCAAGTGAGAACTTTGTCCAAGACTGCATCTCTATGTGCCTTGATCTAAAATAATTTTTTGGTCTGTCTAGTGAAACTAAATTGTTATAGAGTCTTTTTAATATCTCTATGTCAAACTGTTTAAACTCTTCTTCAACTATAAGACTTTTATCAATATCATCAACAAGATTAGTTAACTTTTCTTTTGACTTAATATACCTTGCTGATTCAAAATAAGTTCTTCCAGAGGTATGCATTATTAGTTCAATGAGGTCTGCTGTTTTCTGACAAGAAAAACAAAAGAATAAACCGTTTGACTTATGTACTTCTCCTGCTGGGGTTCTATGGTTGTTGTGAAATGGACAAAAGACTATGTAGTTATCTGATAAATCAGATTCAATATCTATACCCGATCCTGTAAGGACTCTTTTAACTTGGTCTGCGGTATAAAGATTGGATTCGTTCCGTCTATTCCTGCTATCCATTCGCTTTTCCTTTTCCCTGCGTAAACTGCCTGTATTGATAATTCAAATTCGTAAAAGTTCTTTTTATCATTATATCGTATTGTGAAGTCTGGGTCAAGGTCAAGCCTTGGCACATACCCGCTTAGTTTCATTTCTGAGACTAACAATCTTATGTATTCTATTTTGAGCCTGCCGATCATGGAATCATCGTGAATGACCCCATCAAGATAAAACCTTTTTATGGGTTTATGATGATAGAACGTAGGTGGCAAGATCTCCTTATTTTCTGACATATCATATTATAACTGCTTATCTTCAAAGTCTTTGTATCTATAGTATCCCTTGTCAAAATCACACTGAACAAGGAAGTCTCCCATGAATCCATTACGGTTCTTTCTAAAAGCGCATTCAATAATATCACTATTAGTTGCACGACCCATAGCCAAGACCCAATCAGCATCGTAGGCAATCTGTCTAGACCATGCGGTTTGGCCCAGGGTAGGGACTGAAGAAAGATCATTAACATCATCAGGTGTAGCAGATGAGATAGCAATGATAGGAACCTCTTCGCCAATAGCCATTAGTTTAAGTTCTCTTGAAAGATTCTTCATTCGTACCGTTTCATTCTCTGACTTCTGATTAGGAGCCATCAACTGAAGATAATCAACGATCACAAAGTCTGGATTGTACTGATCAATCTTTCCACGAAGGACTGAGGGGTTAATCTCTCCACCTTGGTCGTTTGAAATAATGTGGAACTCTGGCTTACCCTGAAGATGCTTGGCATGCCAATCTTTAAGCATATCAATTTCAATTTCACCATTACTAATTTTTCTATGTGACCATCTACCCTCACCCATAATAGTAAAGACACGGTTACGAACTTCTGTCTCAGACATTTCAAGACTTATTACCAGTGGGCTACGACCCTGTTTCCAGGCCTGTACAGCGAAGTAGAGAGCCAACCACGACTTTCCGATACCTGGGTATGCCAAGAAGACTCCTAACTGCCCAGGCATGATTCCTGATGGCAAGTAATTGTCAAATCCTGGCAAACCAGTCTTGATGCCAACATGACCGAGTTCTTGCTGCTTCTTTACATTTTCAAAGTAAGCGACGGCAGACTCCAGATCAGTGACATCAATATCACGAATTGCAGATGTATTCTTTTTTAATTCTGAGGTTTTTGTAATAAGGTCATTAAGTGCTACAACGCCCTGATTATTTTGAACATTTGTTGCTGCTGATCTAATAATATCTTTTAGGCTATCATTTAAATATTCTCCCTGAAGTTCTTCAAGGTGGTGCTTTGTTGCTCCTACATTTGCTATTGGTTCAAAGTCTCTAAATTTTTCTGTAACTAATTCTGCTGGGGGCAAAGTTGCATTAGCCTCAAAGTATAAACGAATAAATCCCCAGATGTCTCCATGGGTCCTTAAAAGATTTTCAACATTGGCTTGAAGAAGAACATGCATCTGCTTATCTTTAAGCACTGCTGTAATAAGTTTTGACTCTGTATTATTCACTTAGCCATTCCTTTGCCATTCTTCTACGCTCTGCTCTTTCTAAACTATCTTTTATGTTATCTCTTTGTGCTTTTAATATTTTTTCTGCGTTGTATGCAAAGTAGTTCCAAGAAGGATTCTCTGCAACTGAAAAGTAATACTCAAGTATATCGTAACACCCTGGTAATGTATATGATTCAACAAGAGCATCAGATGCCCATTGCTCTACATTTAAGTTAAGGGATGGCTTCGATTCGTACCTTGCGGTATGATACTTGCTGTATCTTGAAAGCAAAGCCATACGGTCTTTGCGTTCTACCATTATGCTTCGGCAGCCTCTTCTTGTGCTTCCCTAATTTTGTCTGTAAGTTTATCTTCAACAAACTTGTAGACACGCTCAAAAGCCTGGTCTGGTGTTTCTCCACTACGCCTTGAATCAACAATGCCAAGATCAAGTCTTAGTGATTGAAAGTTGCCAAGGTTAAGCGTGTATCCAAGTGTTACAGATACTTTTGTATCTTCGTTTTCCATTTTATACCCTTCGTTAAATAGATTCGTTCCAGATTGGAATAAATCGTCCATCTTCTGTTTTCCTATAAGTAAGTATACCATCACCCATTCTTCGTGTCAACTCTTGTTTGCTAGGCGTAATATCATTAGTAATTAATTTATCTTTTCTTGGTCGACCAATATGATATGAAGCAAGTATATCACGTATCTCTTTTACCTGCAATTCTGAATAATATGATCTTACCTGAAACCCTCTTGCTCCACCTTTTTGAGATCCCGTTGGAAATGGAATGACTCCTCGTTTCATTAATGATGGCATGTATTTTTTATGACGATTAACTAAATCAGCAGTCTGACCTACCGTGTATGCCCGTTCTCTTTTATTTCTAAAATCACTAATTAAACAACTTTCAATTTGATCTTTTATAATATTATAAACAGACATTATTCCGTTAGAGTGGTTGTAGTGATGTATTCTAACAAGGTCTCCATTAAGAAACCAAACCTTTTTGTTACCTGGTATTACAGGTGACTCATTGTATTTTTCGCTCTCAATAGTTCCCTTTTTAGTAACCATTGCCCCTCCAAAGTTTGATTAGGTGGATGAAAAAATACTCTAAATCCGCAACTCATACAGAATACTTCTAAATGATTAATCTCAGTGTATTGCCTATCTAAAAACATTCTTCCTTTGCATTTTTTACATGACATCATTAATTTGGTATTCCAACTATTATCAAATTAAGCCCAATGCTTGTGTCTCCTCCAGTATTAAACTTAACCGTTCCTTCTACTCTAGAAGTTGATATACTATTTATAGTTACCGTGACATCTTTTCCAGCATCAGTGTTTCCTACGTTAATAGGGGTCGCTGTTACAATTGGGGCAAACTTAAAGTCTGTTGAAAAGTCATAAGAGAACGTCTTAGACGATCCTGCAATCTGTGTTGTACTTGTTGTCACTTGGACATATCCACCGATTATACGGGCCTCTGAAATCTTTACGCTTTGCTTACCTGATGTTGTTGTGTCTACAGAGACATATTTGTTTGTTGAAGTAGAAATCTGTGAAGATAAATCATTAATAGCCTTAACAATCTGATAGATATATGTTACGTCTAGAGGCTGGCCTCTTTCTGGTACAGGTAATATTGCCATACTCTAATTATACCAGAAACCCTGTGGTTGCGTTTCTAATTCCTGAGTCAAAAATTTTGATAGTTTTGCCTGCTGTTGGAGTTCCCACTATTGCCTGTGGTTTTGTTGATGCTAATTGTACCAGAACTCTGAGTGTCTGAGGAGTACCAGTTTTTAAAAATGAAAGACTTGTCCCCGTTGGTGTTCCTATATGTGTAATTGTAGTACTAGAATCATATTGAACAAAAACATCATACTTTGTTTGGTCTGCTGGATTTGAACCATTAGACCAGTTTACTAATACTAAGTTTCCAATTACAGATATATCTCCTGGCAAAACTTGAACAAACTGTCCATTAATCATAAAGATCTGCGACCAAGCAGACTTTCTATTCTTGTCTTCTGCAACAAGCCTAAATCTTATAACTCTGCCATTTTCTGATGAGACTTTTCCTAAAAGTTCTTTTTTAACTATAACATTCTTAATGCCTGCATCTGCCACTATAACACATCCAAACCAAATCTAAACTCAATATAGTTTGTTGTATTTGCTGACTTTATAATTGTTTTTGCATATGGAGTTCTCATTACAGAGTATCCAGTTAAACCATAAACAGAGTTTGTTGAGTTAATATTTTCAAGTCTAAATCCATCCAAGCAAACATAAAAATCAGATGTTGGAGTATTGTTTCCATCTTTTGTAACAGAAACATAAATTCTAGCAGTATTTATTTCTGCCCACGAGAAGTCTGCACTCTTCTGAAGTTCTTGAAGTTGCTTTGATACAACCAAATACCTATTTGTTGAAAAATCATTGTCTGCACTAGTCACGACTGCTTCAAAAAGTGCCCACTTACCAGTTTTAAATGTACCAGTAGAAGAAAACTCAACAATAACTCTAACAGATGTTGGTAGTGTTTCTGCGTTACCAACCTTATTGACCACAGAAAATGCCAATCTAAGTTCATCTGCTGGAGAGTTTTTACTAAAATCTACTGCTGTTGCATTTAACTGTACAAACTCTGATCCTGTTGCTGCAAGTAGGTGGTTGTCGGACTCTATAGATATTGTAGATGTATTGCCTGACATAATAAGTATGTTGTTTAAGAATCTGCATCTTTCATGTCTGTCTACTCTATCTTCATTAGTAAAAATCTTATTGTCTGCATTTGTTTGAAAAACTGGATAGACCTGATTGATAGTATTTGTATCAACATCATTAATTAAATACCCAGAAGTTTTAAATGTGCCAGCGACGACAGCGTCTGCTACTAATGTAAAAGTTGTTGACGAAGGGACAGCGACAATCTCTTTATCTGTTAGATTAAAACTGGCTGGAGAAATTCCAGAAACAGAAACTCTGGTGTTGTTATTAGCAAAAAAACCGTGGGCTGCGTCTGTTGTATATGTTACGTTTACTCCAGATGCTACTGCTCCAACTATGTTGACAAGTCTGTCATCTAGTGGGGAATATATTACTGGTATCTCTTTACCCTGAGAAGAATACTTCCAGGACTCAGAATCAGAAAATGAGTAAATAGTTTTACTGTCAAACGCTCCTGCAGCAGGATTTGATGCAGCAGAGAATAAACCTACCTCTGTAATTTCATATCGTTCTTGTGTTGGAAGTTCTGCTGTAAGTACGACTTTTGAGACACCTGACTCATCCACAAAACCTCTTGAGGTTATTGGCACACGAAACATTTCAAAGTCAAGTGACTTCTTATCTGAAAAATCTGGAATAGTTCCGTCTTGGGTTAGTGGTTTGGGGCCACACCCAACAGCAATATGAGAAGCATATGATGGTGTTTGACCAACAAGGTACTTGGCTAAAATATTCTTTCCTGTATTTGTTATCACTTAATTTCC